CTTTCAGGGCGTCATCGTAGGCGCTCATTTCACCCTGTTCCCCGCGGCGTCGAATTCCTGAATGGAACCGTCAGGCATCTTCACCTTGCGGGTCGCCCCCGCAAGCGCCGCCCGGGGGTTGCGAGGGTTCTTCGTGACGCCCTTGGGGAACAGCTTTTGCCGTTCTGCGGAAACCTGTTCGATCGTAGGAGCCTTGTTCCCCTTCTCGTTGAGCGACTCCTTGGCGCGGCGTTCCTGAAACTCGAACTGCTTCTCGCCAGGACGGGCTCCCCCGGACCCTCCTGCACCGGTCGCACCACCCGCCATCGGCTTCCCGGCGCCCCTGATGATCGAGCCCGGGACCTTTTCCACGATCCGGACAGTCCCATCGGCAGAGGTCACAAGCTGCGTTTTCGGTGGGAGCTTCGCCGTCCCGTTGTAGAGGGCTTCGGCAACATCGTCCGGGAGGTTGTTCTTGTCGTACGCCCTCGTCTCTCCGTCAATCGTGAGCTCGACGATCGACGCGCCCTTGTCCGGAGCGTTCAACTGCTTCTGCAGCCCCGTCAGGTCCTTCACCTTCCACATCGGCATTTTCGGGTCGAGTCCGTACTCATTTTCCCCAATGGGTTCTGTGTCCCGCTTGTTCTTCAATGCCGCGTCGGCCGCGATCGCTTCCCGGGTCTTTTGCGCCGCCTTCCGTTCCTCGAGGGAGCCCATGTAATACTCGTTCCGCTGCTCCGCGGCGGTCCTCCGGTCCTCCCGGGCGAGGGCGTGTTCTTCGGCCGTCTGTGAAAGGAGGGTATCCTTCCGCTTTGCCTCGAGGGCCTTCTCGTACGCTCCCACCCCGGCAAGTCCCGCTTGCCCGAGGATTTCCGTGTTGCTATACGGGACCCGACGAGGGGGAGTCGCCATCATCGAAAGCCCCGCGGTCAGGAGTCCCATCTTCGCGGGGTCCTTCATCCCTTCTCCTACTCGAGACAGCCCCGCGTTGAATCGGTCGGTCAGCGATGTCCCGGGTTCCGCGGGAGGGGCTGCTTCCATCGGCGCCGCAGCGGGGCCGGCAACGGGGGATTCCGGCGTCGGAGTCGGAGACGCCGGCATGGACAGCGAGGGATCCACGTTGAATTTCGTTGGGCCCTCAACTCGATACAGCCCCGGCGCAAACCTTTTCGCCCACTCCTGGAAGATATTCGACCCCTGAATTGTTTCCATGCCACCCTCCCCCTTCTACCCGAATAACGCGCCAGCGATACCGCCCACCACAAACCCGATTGCTGTTCCCCACGGCCCGAAGTACGACCCGATCATCGCCCCCGTCATGGCCCCTCCAACCGCTCCCATCAACTTGTTGCTTTTCGGATCCGTCGAGGTCGTTGTCTGCTGGCTTCCCGTCAGCGACCGGAGCATATTCCCGAAAATCTCGAGGTTCGCTACGGACATTTCCTGCTGCTCAATGAACAGCTTGTGATTCAGAACGTAGGAATTTTGGATGTATTCACGGTTCGCAAGCCCCGCCTTCCTCAACGTCTCCGCGTCGATCACGGGATGCTTTCCCATTTCCACGCCGTACGCCATGGCATGATCGCGGAAAACCCGCTCTTTCGAGTAATTGTCGGCATAGATCGCCGCGCTGATTCTCGCGTTGAAAAGGGCCGGGTACGCCGCGGCCAAAGCCCGGGCGAGATAGGTAGAATCGGGATCCCCGACATAGAAAGCCTTCTTCCCGATCCTCGAGCTCACCGAAGCGAAATCGGTTGTCGAGTTCCCCGTGACGAGCGCCAGGGCGTCGATGAATTCCTGCTCCGTCCCGGCGAGACGGTTCCCCGCGATCACATCGTCAATGAAGGCCGTCGCCTTGGAAATTACGGAGTCTCCCCCGGCGCCCCGAATGGCGAGAGCCTGGATCCCGTCAGCCTCGTTCTGCGGCTGCGCCGCCACGATCGACCCCGTGTAGGCCACAAGAATTTGAGCTTGCCATAGGTCGTACGCCCGTTGAGCGTACTCCTTCACATAGTTTTGAGCCCACGTTGGAACGGTTACGACGGTGTTGGTGGACATTCTATTGTCCGATCATTTCGGGATTTTCCCGGTCAAATCCCATCATCCCGGGAGTATATGCCTTCGCTCCCGCCTGAGCTCCCGCCGCGGACACGGAGAGGTTTTTCGTGTACGGGTTCATGGAGGTCCCGGAGTACATCGAATAGAGAGACAGCCCCGCGATCGCAAAGCCGGCGATCTGTGAGAGGGTAGACGGCTTGTGGTACTGCGTGGTCTGCGTCCTCGAGGTCGAGAGGATGGTCTTGATAGAGTTCCCCGCAATATCGAGGTTCCGGACCGGCAGGATGAGCACTTCGTTGTAGTGGTCCCAAGCGTCCTGCAGCGCCCCCTGGGCGTACTCTCGCTCGTAGGCGCCAGCCTGTCGGAGCATTTCCCCGTCCCGGATACATTGAAGCCCGTACGGGGTCGCGTGAGCCATCCCCTGATGCTGCAACTGCCGCTCGATCAAGTAATCGTCGTAGAACATTTTGGCGATCTCGTTGATCTTCGCCATCATTATTTTCGCCGCCCGGGCCTCCGCTACGTTGTGATCGCTGCCCCCGAAGGCGAAAACGTGCTGATGCTGGATGATCGGCATGACCGATTCATCGAATTCCTCGAGAAGCGCCTCTATCCGTTTTGCGTAGAAAGCGGCGATTTTGGAATTCGTGTTGATGAGCAAGCCGTCGTACAGATTCCGGAGGTATTCCTTCCCATCGGCTTCGACAAGGGCCCCCGAGGTTCCGCGCGCGGCGAGGGCCGCGATCCCGGCAAGCTCATTCGCGTTCTGAGCCGCATAGGTCGGATCCGGGTACTCCGTGAAGTTCCCCGGGTCGGACATCATGGACATCGCCGCGGATAAGTAAGCGGTCGCCCAAGTTTGGATCCCCGTGATATAGGTCGGCAGGAGATTGGTCATCGTTACCATATCCTGCGAACCACCACCCCCGCCGCCTTCGCAAGCGAACCGATCCTCAAACCGATCCCGCCTCGAGGGGGATTCCTCGAGAAACGCGAACAGCTTACGATGCGATCCGCACAGGAACATGGCCTATCCCCCGAGCTTCTTCCTGTAGTTTGAGGTCGTTTCGACGTATCCGAGAGTAGAAAACGCGATCCCGTTCCCGTGCGCCGTGGACAGGGAAATATAGGGAGATCCCATCTTCCTTGCCTCTGCCTCAAGGTATTCAAGGCCGTTTTTCATCATGTTCGACCCGCGGAATTCGGGCACGATGTAGACCGCGAAAATATGGAATCCGGCATTTCGGAGAGGTTCGATCACCGAGAAGCCCACGAAATCCTTTGCTGGCTCCATCAGTTTCTTCGCAAACGTCTCCTGGAACTGTTCCGGCTTGATCCCTATCCGGTCGGCATACCCCAGGTGGAGCTGCTTTGCGCCGTACAGGATATCGTTCATCACCTGGTAGGGCGTGAATTCCTCCATGGACGCTTCCGCGAGCTCCTTGAGCCCGGGCAGGATCACGGGCGCCACGGCGTTCAGGAGAAACTGATTCTGACTTGGTAGAAGCCCCAGGATGAGCTGCGCCCTCCCTGGGTCTACTTTCGGTTGAGGCATCATTCCGATCACGTTGGAGCTGTTCATCTTGTCCCCCTGAGCTCGTAGTTTATGGTGAAGCCCGACAACGACCAAGGCGTATCTCTTTGGTTCGAGTAGAACCGGAACCGGACCCACTTCCCTTCCTTCCGAAACGCGCTGAAATCGCATCGTTGAGAAACGCCGATCGTGAAAGCTACCGGATCCGACCACTTGATGTCCTCTCCCAAGCGGTTCCGGACACCTACCTGTACGAGTAATTCGCAAACTGTGGTCTGTTCCTTGAGGTCCGGAATCACTTCCGCGATCACTTTCATTCGATCCGGGTTATCGAAGCTCATGTCTCCGGACTCGATCCGGCCGTCGATCGCCTGGTAGATCGAAGCGAAATAATCGTTGTCTCCGTAATCAAGCCGCAGAATATCCCCGCTTGCGTTCCCGACGATCTCGAGGGGGATCCCCGTGAGGTCCTTTTCGCCGTGACAAGAAAAATTGATTCCCTGAATAGACCAAACCTTCAATTCCGCGTTGTAGATGTACGCGGTATCCGGGACCGTGTTGGATCCCGTCGCCACGCAGAACCATACCTCATCCGTTCCGGGCATTGAGAAAGCAAACGCGAGAGAGGTATACGCCGCGTTCAGGTTGTCGAAAATCTCATCCCGCATCGGTAGCCCGATCGGTTCGCTTTTTCCCTGGCCAGCCGCGCCCGTCCGGAAAACATCCTTCTTCCCGAGCCAATAAATATGATCCCCATGTTTGCAAACCGCCCGGGAGGCAAGGATCTCCGCTTCCGGGTCGATCGGGATGAATTGCTTCGTCGCCTGGGCGAAGTCGGAAACCCAAAGCCCCCGCTCCACGAAAAAGAACATCCTTTGCCCCGAAGCCACTTGCGCCTTGACGTTCTCGATTGCCGAAACGCCGGTATTGAAATTGACGATATCGAACCGGCCAGCTTTCGTTGTCTCGTCAATCGTCCAATTTTCAGGATTTCCGGGCTCTGTCCATCGAACCCGTCCGGTATAGGTGTACCCTCCCTCCTGCAGATTCGACGCGACGAGACGGTGTAAGCAGCTCGAAATCCTCTTGGCCCAGGTGGGGGCTCCCGTCAAGGCCGTCAGGACGCCAGCGTATGAAGCCCACTTCCAGATTGCGTCTTTCCCGTTCGATAGGATCGGAAGGCCGGCCACAAGCTCGAACTGCCAGAAGTCCGTTTCCCCCCCGGTCGGCGCCGGCGAGGGGGTGATCGTGGTGTACGAGGTAAAATCCGAGTTGTAGGCGTAGACCGCTTCATCGCAGCAAACGATCGTCCTCAATTCCCCATCGGTCCCGATGAAGGAGAAAGTCGCGCGGACGGGAAGGGCCCCAAAGCTCGTCGCAAGCCAGAACTTCCCGGGCGTCTTTGAAACGAATCCGGGTGTAAATCGCACGTTTCTTCCGTCCGACCACAAGACCATCGACCCGGGGAATTGCTTGTTGATGCCCTTGTCGAGCTCTCTCACGGGAACGGTTTTCACCGGCATTATGGGATCTCCTGGACAGACATACGGACGTTTTTCTCGTAGACATACCCCGCGGCCGTCGTGCCCCGGACTCCAAGGAGGTATGTTTCCCCATCGGATCCTGCCGCGACATGAACCCCCACCCTGGGGGTGATCGTCTCGATGAGGGCTACGATCGTCGCTGAAACGTCCGTCCCGTCCGATTCCTTCGTGACGAGGACCGCGCCAGAAGCGATCGCGTCTCCCCCCTCGAGGCGCCGCGAATAATTCACATCGAACAGGAGGCGATCGGCCGGCTGCTTGTTGAAACTGTCCGTTACGACCGTGGCGATCCGGAGAAGGAGGTCACGCTGATAGATGTTCCCCAGGTTCGACGTTATGACGCATTGGATCGTGTGCTCGTCTCCCTCCGTCCCGCCTTTCAGGACCACGGACACATCCGGAGAGTCGATCGCGGAGCTGTCGATAATGGAGGCCGAGCTGTCAACCCCTGTCGCTGAATTTATACAGGTCAGCGCCTCGTAAGAAACGATCTCCCCCTCAAGGAAGTCCGTCGAGAAATTAAATTGAACCGGAAATTTCTCGATCGGAGATTTAATTATATTCTCCATGGTCAGAACATCCTCGATCCGATTGCGGCCCAAGACTTAAAAGGCGCCCCGAGAGCAAGAAAGTCGGTTCCTCCGAATGGAAGCATCCAGATATCTCCCCCCGCTACCGTGGCGTAAACGTCTCCATTCCTCGTCGTTCCCATCCCCTGCCATAGCCGCACAACAGGCCATAGCGAAGTAAAAGTAGCCCCGCCGTTTATGCTCTTATAAATACCTGCGCCGCCGAAATTACTACAGGCATAAATCGTACCGTCAACCCCGGCCCCCAAACCTTGCCAGCCTATAAAATGATTCAGCCCGAGGGCCCCCCAAGATCCAGCCCCTCCGGTCCTTTTGTAAATATCTGCAACCCCGAAATTGGAGTGAGCCGCATATATGCTTCCATCTGGCGCCGCTGCCAGGTAAGTCCATTGTTTCCCGGAGGGCGCTCCTGTTCCGACGAAATTCCCGACCCCTCCCACGCGGACATAGATATCGTTCGCGGCCCCGCCCGTATAATGCGCGAGGTAGATATCTCCGTTCGATGCCGCACACATTCCCCAAAAATTGCCGCTTACTATTGCAGGGACAACCGGAGGCCCGCCGATATCTATAAAATCCCCCTGCCCTCCCGCACGGACATAGACTCGATCCCCCGCAGAGGCGTATACGTCTCCGTTTAATCCAATGCAAACCCCCGCCCATGATCTGAATGTTTGACTAAGAGGGCCGAAACTCCCTGTCCCGGAAAACCTTTGGAATATGTCATCCGAGCTTGCCGCCGCATAGATATCCCGCTTTTGTTCCGGTGGAGAAGGCGGGGGATCCGCAACAAGAACCACCCCCACCCCGCACGAAACAAATAGCTCTACCGTGTTGCTGAATTGGTAAATCAATCCCACATTGGCCCGGACGTAAAAAGTATATGTTTTCGACGGCTCGAGATCCGGTGTGGTAAAAGAAAAGGCGTTCGTGCTTCCGAGAAGAACCATGTCTTGTCCGGCCGGGACGCTCGATTTCCAGAATATCTCAAAGTTAGCGTTCTGCCCGTAGGTCCAGGTCAGAAGAATGGCCTTCTTCCCTGAAAGAGTCGCTGTCAGGACAGGATCATCCATTCCTGCCACTCCTGAAAAATCGGGTTATCGAACCTTCCTTCGAGAATCGGTACTTCGCTTTCGCGCTGTAATCCATGGCGATCCGATACAAGAAAGTCATTTCCCTGCCGATGTAAGAGTACACATCCCAAAGAAACGTGAATTCCTTCGTGACGTATACGAGAATATACCAAGAAGCCGTGAATTCCTTGAGCACCCGGAGGAAAACGCTGTACTTGAAGATAAATTCCTTCGACACTCCCTCGAAAAGATTCCATTTCGCGGTCTTTTCGACCGAGATGGAATACTCGTCTCGAAGGATATAGAAGCTCATGCTACGGCGCCGATCCCACCACGGCGGTAAACTTGCCCGTGTCGGACGCCACAGCCGCCCCTGCCGTTACCGTGCGCCGGAACCATATCCGTGCCACCCCCGAGGCGGCGATATCGCCCAGGGCGATCCCTGCGGCCAGGGAGAGGGGCGTCGAGAAGGATAGGCCGGCCGGCGCCGTGTCCTCGTCGGCTACGCTCTGCGTCCCGGTAGAATCGAAGGCGATCGCCACGGTCGTATCGGCCGAGCTCGTTTCCTGGGAGAGATAAATTATGGCCCCGTACGCCGTCTCCGCGGCGAGGTTCTTGAACGACAGGGCCCGGTACTTCACGCTTCCCGCGAGAGCTTCGGCCGGCGTGACGTTGGCGAACAGGTTTTGGAGGGTGTTGTCGGTGAAGGCGGTATTCGAGATCACTCCCCCGAGGGACGCGGCGGGGAGCGCGTTCCCGGCCCCTCCGGTCAGGTAGAATGCCAAATTCGCCGCGATGATCGTCATTTCGCCCCCCCTACTGATTGATGATGATGAACCGATCCCCTGCCGTTGGGATCTCCGTGAACCCGGAAGTTACGAGCATCAGCTTCGACGTTCCCCCGTACCCGGGTGTGGCGATCTTCTTGACCTGATTGATGAGCGCGCCGGCGATGAACTTCACGAAAGACCCCGAACAGTAATTGTCCGTGGTGGAGGGGAGATCGGTCTTGAAGCTGATGATCGAATTGCTTGCGTCGGCCACTACAAGCCCCGTCTCCGGAACGTCGGCCGCGGCGTCCTTCGTGGACTCGTACCCGATGACAAGGCTCGTCGAATCGACCACGATCTCGATGCAAAAGACGCCGTTGAATGGCACGACGATCTCCGCGGCGAAATAGGAGGTCGCCGGATCCGAGTCGGCATACTCCGCGAGGAAAGCCTTGCAATCCGTTCCGATGACGCCCCAGGAGAGCGCGACGAAATCCCAAAACTGCCCCGTGGCGTTCCGGATCCTCGCGTAGAGTGCCGCATCCCCGAGCCCCGTGGTGTACCGGACGAAAGCAATCATGGCCGCTCCCTAATCGTGGAGATAGAAAATGAAATACACCGAGCTCCGCGCGGTGATGTTTCGCCCCGCGGTGTTGTTCATAACCTCGAATCGAAAGGTTTTGTTCGCCGCGTCTGCTTGTAAGTGCAGGGGAAGGGAAAGCCCCTGAAAATTTGATGCCCCCGTGGTGGTGACTCCGATCGTGTAGCCCGAAGCCACGTTGTCGGTGACGTTGAAGGCCCGGACGAAAATATCGTCGCCGCTGGTCCCGGAAATCGAGATCGTCATGTGCCCCATGTAGTCGCCTTTGTTGGCGAACACAAGATTGTCGTTCGTTACGGAAACCCCGTCTCCGTTGATGGCGACCCACAGATTGTCCGTGGCGTTATGGATCGGATACCAGGTCCCACTCGAGCCGATCGTGATGGTCGTAGATGAGAGCTGGAACCCCCCGAAGGAGTGCCAAGTCGTGAGCTGACGGACGGGCCCGGGCGCGATCCCGAGTCCGGGAGTCAGGGGAACGGCGAAGGCAACCGCCGCGATCGTGACGAGAATTGCAAGGAAACCAAATATCTTTTTCATTTCCGCTCCCCCATCAGAATCGAGTCTTTGTTTTTTCCATGATGAACGTCAGGGATGCCCGTCCACCGTATCGCCAGATTTCCTCCGTGTACGTTGGATATGAGAGAACCGCGGCCGTCAGGTAGGCCCTCTCGTATCGGCGCGCCGGGAGGTATGGGCCATATTTCTCCGGGTCCACGGTTTCATTCCACCCCCACCCGTGATTTACGGATGCAGCCATTCGGGGCTCCGTCGAGATGTTCGGCTGAATCGCCTTCGAGAGATATCTCGCCCGGAACTGAATGTCAGGCAGTTTTGGAGCCCACTTGTCCATCGTGAACTTCCAAACCATTTCCGAAAGCGGCGCCGCCGTGCTGATGTGCGTCCGGATCGCCGGCAGGAGGGCCTTCCGGAACCGGATATCCGGGAAATAGACGGCGGGGAGGATCGGGCCCCACTTCCCTGGATCTGTTCGCTCGTCCCAATCGCCGGTTAGCTTGTCGGCCGGCAGAAGCTCCGCGCGAATCTGATATTGCCATTGGAGAGGCATTACGGCCGTTTCGCTCCTTGGCGTTCCATCTGATCGAGCCACTTCTCATGCGGGAGACAGGTCGCGCATTGAGGCCCACAGAACGGCCCGTGACAGCGGGTGCAGAAGCCCCGGAGGATCCCCGACCCGGGGATCACTTGCCAATGGCCTCCGCAATGGACGCATTGGAGAGTGTCGAATTCCCTGGCCGGCGCCCCCGGTTCGGTGATGAGGACGTTGCCGGCCGGCTTCCGCGCGGTCGCGTTGAACATCATTCCTCCCAATAGAGAGAGGTATCGACGTTGTACGCGCCCGTCTGCGCCGCCGATCGGATCCCCATGCCGGCGTACTGCGTGTTCGGGATGACGAATTCCTTCGTCGGCGCTGCTACCCACCGGAAGGTCGCCCGGAGGTTGACCGCGACGAGCATGAGAACCGTGCTCATCGTGCAGCCGCCCGTCGCCGCCTGGTATGCCGAGACGAGGGCCGCGGGATCCGCGAATTCCAGCGGAGCGATCGTCGGAGCCGATCCCCCCGTGGGCGCCGCTGTCGTTTGCCGGTCGATCGAGAACCGCGAGGCGTTGTCGGCCGGGGTTGCAGAGGAACTGATGAGGAATTCGTAAATCTTGGCACGGACCCCCGCGGCCGTCGCCATGAAGATGCACAACTGCGGAAACGAGGCGCTTGCGATTGCTGCCGTGTTCTGGATCCCGTAGCTTCGAGCCATGGCCTTTCCCTCC